GAGCCTAATTCATAACAAGAATTACCTGAAGGCATACTAGCAGGACCTTGACCACCCCAATCAATATCCATATCTCCTTCTTTACTAGAAGATACAAAATTATTGTCACCGTCAAGAATATCACCAGAGTCTTCGTTTGTTACTGTAATTGTTGTAGTATCTGTGGTTGTCGTAGTAGTTACAGTATGACCATCAGCTTCATATTCGATTGATTCTGTTTCTGTTATTACAATTGTTTCTTCTACTCCAGGTGTACAAACTCCTGTAGCAGTTACTGGACATTCAGCTCTAAGGGAAGAACATAACGATACCAGAATGCATAACCAAGCCAGCAATAATAAACTTGACAAGTTTTGACGCATCGCCTTCTACTCCTTCTTTTATTTTGATTTGTTTTATTTCATCATTCCATTTTGCATAAACCATACTGCCTTCTGGAATCATATCCATATTTTCTTTCCAACCTGTTTCAGCGTCAGCACCAATGGAACCCATGTATGGACACGGGGTGCCTGCCATAGCCATGCTGTCCCAGACACGTTCGTCTTGACACAATATTGACACAGATGCTACTTTCATCCCTGAAGCATACAAAGATCTTGCTAATTTTATTCTTTCACAGTTTTCATCAGTCACCGTAATTCCCGACGAAATTCCGAGGATCTGAGTCTGTACTGCCCCCGCTACCGCTGTCTTACAAACATCAGAATTGTTTACAACAACACTTGGTGAATTTGCAGTAGGTGGTGTATTGTTAGTTACAACAGTGCTGCTTACAGTATTTGTTTCTGCAAAAGCCTTAATTGATACAGATAAAATTAATATTATTAATAATATTCTAATCACTTTTTCGCTATACCATATCCTCTTTTTGCAGCTCTACCAGCTACTTTACCTGCACCTTTTGAAACACCTTTAACAACTCCTGTTGCAGCCTTACCTAAAAAGTTTGCCTTACTAACAAATCCTCTACCACGTCTTTCTTTATTAAGTCTAAAACCAGCTTCTTTAAAGTATTCTTCAGGTGCATCTTTTACACCTTTTAGTTTTCCGCCTTTAAGAGTCATAGATCCACCCATGGCTTTTTTCTTTGGTTTTTTGACAACTCCACGGCCCATCAATATATCTTTCATGGTTACTTTTCCATCTCCAGATAAATCAGGAAATTTTTTTGCAGCTCCACCTTTTTTTGCTTCCATTGTTGGTCTACCTAAAGAATCTAATGTTACAAAAGGATTAGTCATTTTACCTTGACGCTTCTTAATTTTATCCATTAATTCTTTTTTTTCTTGTGGTGTCATTGTTTTGTTTGATTTTGTTTCGGGTCTAGCTTTTTTTGCTTTACCACCTTTACGAAGGCCTTGAGCCTTCAATCTTTTTGTCGCTTCCATAAGCCCTCCTTGTTTCTTATTCATTAACACTTCCATCTCTTCCTAGCCTGCCTTAACCTTGAATTAGGATCTGCAGCAGCTTTTGGAAATTTTTTCATTTGTCCTGCACTTCTAGCACAGAACGATTTGCGTCGCTTTGCAGATTTTGATCCAGGTTTTACTTTACCTGTAACTGCTGTTTTTAACTTTGAACCAGGGTTATCACGACGATATTTTGCTACCCCAGCCTTTGTCATTCCCGCTCCAGATTTTGTGGAGCGGAAATATTTTTTTGTTTTGGGCGGTTGCTTGTCCCTTTTCTTAGCCATAACTAAGCATAAAGTACTTCAACATGCGTAGCTTGATTGAAGAAAACATATAAGTCCGTTTGAAATCTTATTCCAAAATCTGGAAAACTTATCGTCATAACTTCATCCTCACCAGCACCAATTGCAGGAGTAGGAACTGTATATCTGACAGTGCCACTAGGGCCGTTGTCTCTAAGGTCCACTCTTCCTAAAGTGCTTCCACATCTAATACTAAGTTGCAGCACTCTAGCTGGAGCACTAAGAGTATTAGTGCCCGCAGCAACTTTTGTAGTTACTTGTCCGCTAGCTGTTAACTCTTTGTTTTTAATAGCGTACATTTAAACTCCTTATGCTAAGTTGTTATTCTGTATGTAAAGAATAGTTACTGTAGCTGCACCTGTAGCACCATTACCGTTTGCTGCTGTATAAATTGCATTAACAGTTTGATCAGATGTTCCAATATCAGTACCGTCAGCACCAATTGTGCCTCTAGTTGTACCAGTGGCTTTTACGTTTGTAGCTGGAAGATACTCATCATCATCACCTACGTGACCAATTTTAACAGTTGCTGCGCCACCATCATTAGATACAGTTGTAACATTTAAAATTACATCCACAATCTGTGAGTTGGCAGGAATGATTCCTACAGCTGTTGTGTTTGTAGCACCAATAATATCAATTACTGCTGATTGTGCCATAAGGGTGAAACCTGCGTTTGCACTTGCACCCTCTCTTACTGTTCCAGCTTTAATTGGGCCAGAAAATGTAGTTGTTCCCATGTCAACCTCCTTTTAGTTGTCGTTTTAAGTCTTGGGTAAGAATACTATAAAATAAAAAAGGCGCTCTTACAAGCGCCCTTTTTCCTAAGAAAGATTTAGTAAATTTTATGAACCTTCTGATCCATATACACATCTTGGATCTGAGAAACCAAAGCTGTATCTTTCACGTGCTTTATATCTCATGTTTCCAGTGTCAAAGTCACCTTCCATACCAGTAGTAAGTGGTGCTCTCACAAAGTGTTTGAATCCATTAGGAGCATCTGTTTTGATGAAGAAAGCATCAGTATCTAATAGATAGTGGTTAACCACGTATCCATCAGGTAACATACCCATGTTTCTCATCGCATTGATGTCATTGTCAGCAGTACCAACTCTTAGAGTAGAGTTTAAAACTCTATCAGCTACAAATTGTGTATTTACAGGAATGATTAATTTTCTTCCCTGCATTGCAATTTTAAGCCCTCTTTCATCGATAAAGCCTGCAATATCAATCATTGCTTGCTCTAATGAGGTTTCGTTTAAGTCTGCATTTGTTGCACTCTTATTGGAAAAGTTTCCACCAAGTGCAGTTGGGTGTGCTGTGTTTACTAAAGAAACACCATCACCACCAGCTGTAGTAAATGCATTGTTAAGTACGTTAGTAGCCTTGACTTGTTTTGTGTAAGCCATGGATCTTGCTAACGATCTAGTATAACGAGCAGATAAAGTGTCGTACAAATTGTCTTCGACAGCTTCCTCAGTCAAACTAAATGCAAGTGCAATAGTTTCGTGAGTATATCTAGCCGTAAAACTTTCAGTTGCTGTATCAAATTGTACAGCTGAACCTTCTTGTTTTACACCAGCTTCGCCGAAGCCCATAAGCATAACTTCTTCTTCAAATGCTCTATCGCTTGATTCTTGGTCAAAGATCTCTGCATGTTCATTCTCATAACGAGAATATTCCATACCGAACAAGGCGTTTAAGCCAGGTTCTAGTTCTTTGGCCAGTTGTGCTCTATTAATAGCCATAGTCTAGTCCTCCTTATACGCCTGCAGTTCCTGTATGTGCACCCAATTCGTGGTTATTGATCTTTACAACTAAAACCGAGTTATTCGCCGTAGCGTCATTACTTGGTGTATCGTAAAAGTCCATTAACTTTAACATATGAGTAGCATTTCCAGTTGCTGCTGTGCTTGAATCGATCTCAGCTTTAGACATACCCGTAGTGGTACTGCCCGCTGCCATGACCATGTTAGCGTTTGTGTGTAAGTCCGCTGCAACAACGTTGCTGCCGACTGAATCCTGTTGAGCAATATACAGTTGATCTGGATCATCTGATATAAAAGCTATAGCATCGGATGCTGCTAGCCCGTCAGGATAATTGTTTCGGAATGTCGGTTTGCTTGTAGTCGGATCTGTGTAGAAACAACCCATAAAAACACCACTAATTGCTCCTGTAATTGCACCAACGCCACCTTTAACTTCGATAGAACCGTCAGCTTTTAACTTGACTGGATCCCCTGTAAAAAGTGCGCTTGCCCCAGAAGTAATTTTATATTTAGTAGTGCCAGTTGTACCACCAGGTGCCGAACCTAGCTTTGCAATTGGACGTAAACCGAATGGCGCATCAATATTTGCCATATTAGTCTCCTATCTAAATTCAGAGACAGTGAATCTAACCATTAGACTTTTTGCCCCCAAATGTTACTCTGCTCTGCCTATCCTGATGGATTGGCATGCTTGGGTGCTCTTCCTTATGTAAATCGTTCTCCACTGATTTAGTTTGGTCCTGGGCTTTGCCAGCAAAATAGGAATCCCTATCTTCCTTGACTTCTTCAGGACATCGCATCAGTATCAAACCCCCAACTCCAATGACACCTTTGTATTTACCATCACTAATGTGAGGCAAATCCATTCGATCGGGATACTCACTAGCCATAACTAATTCATATCCGCTTCGTAATCTACCCATGACGTTTTTTTCGTCTGATTGACCACGAAACTCTGATCTGACCCACCGATGGTGAAAACCCTCTGGTGGCTCTGGTGCATCCAAGTTAGATGGAGGTACCCATCCTCTAGGTCGAGCTTGTTTATCTCGGGTCTCGAGCTTGCGTGAGGTTTTG